GTGCAACCAAGAGCGAAAAGCAGTAGGCTCAAGGCAAACGAGGTCCTTTGCTATTGAGGAAGGGTAGGATCTAACCATTGTAAAATCACGAGCGGATAGTTGGATGGGATGCATTTGGCAAAATTCGATTTCTTCTAAGGTGTAAACTGGATCTTCCACAACCATGTCGAACCCCATCTCGGAAAACCACTGGGGTAAACCGCTAAGGGATCTAAGGTGCTTGGACTCCATGAAGATTACTACATCATCTCCATTGTTTACAAAGTCATACGGCACGCAAGTCGATTCCATGAACGCTATCACTAGACTACACATTAGTAAGCAATTGCCTAGAGCAGTGTTCATATCTCCCTACATGCGCTAACCTATCTTAGAGTACTTAATACACCCGTCCTTACAACGCGCGAACCCAACATTATAGATCTGCCACTTCAATGCGGCAGCTAATTCGTCGGACTCAAAAAGCTTGTTGTAGATAGAGTGTTCCCATTCGAGAGCCTGCTTGCTCACGTGCTGGTCGAAACGACTTGCGTCAATTCCAACAGCGACTGGGTGGTTGAACTTATGCCATTTCCTCGCTAATAATCGGCCTGTCTGGTCGATAGTGAGTCCCTTTGTCACCACAGTTGACCCATGCATCTTCGCCAGGGCCCTGTAAAGGGTATGCTCAAGTGGTTTTAGATACCTGCCGACTATGACGTTATAGCGCGGCAGTCTGGGCTGTATCACCCTAGGAGCAGGGTCCGGTTTCTTAGAGAAGTTAACCTTCTCGGCCTTCAGAAAGGTCTACAAATATCCATCCTTCCTTGTGAGAGGCTTCTCCTGTAGAGAGTCAACCGCATTTTGGTAAATGGTCCGTTTCCTGCCACAGTACAACGTCGGAAAATCTTCCTTCGGACATGGTGGTGAAAATGGTACGTACCGCATGAGTCTACGGCTGATCTTGCCAAGTCGGGTATGGTATATTCCAAGCTCCGGGACTGCGACAGGGACGAGTGTACCGTGCTGCTCTACGTGAAACACTCTTTCCACTAAACCCCGTCGGAGATTTGCTAAATTGTTGTTGTGTACACCGAAACGAATGTTGGGTCCCAAGCCACTCACTTGACCGAACACTCTGTATAATCTCTACCTGCCTGGAACGTTAAGTTCCACACCACCGGGGACCACACCTCGACGAATCTAAGTAGTAGTCCCGTGGACAAGAACCAAGCGGCATTAATTTGCCTTAGGAGCTAGACTGAATGCTTTCCCCTTATTCCAGGGGAACCAAACAGGTAGCAAAGGCAGCCTCTTATAATATTTGGTTCTATTGAGGTAGTTGGCTTCATTGGTGTAGGCAAACGTCGCCTGCTCCTCAGCCACTTCCCTTTCATACGTGGTGGGCAACCAATAATAGTGGAGGCCCCAGGTAAGGATGTCGTTCAAGTGATGGTAGGGGAAATGTCTAGCCTTGGCTTCCCTCAGCATAAACGCCCTAACCACACTCTCATTCACAACAGAGGGTTTTAAGGGACCAAACTC